CTCTTAATTACACACAAAACGTGGAGATCCTCGGAAAACCGGGGGTTGCACGTCAACTTTCAGCAGGTGCTTCATCTGCTAACACTGCACTTTCTGGTGGCGTTTATCGTATCTCTATGCGTGCGGTAGGTGCTGACATTCGCTTTGCTATTGGTCAAGGTACTCAAACAGCTAACGCAGCTACTTCTCACTTCATCGCTGATGGTGAGCGGCTTGACTTTTCAATTACTCACGGAGCAAACATCGCCGTTATTCGGGACGCAACGACTGACGGCGTTCTCGAATTGACGGAGCTTGGCTGATGAGGTTAGGTACTACATCTTTATCAGTCACTAAACCTGGTACTGTTCGTAAATACGCGGCTGCTGTCGCGGCTGCTGCCGAGACGGTTAATTTTGCAGATCCCAGTGATTACTCTCATGTAAGGTTTGATACAATTAACGTTAGTTCTGGTCAATCTTGCCTTGGCATTGAATTTAATAATGATGGAACTATCGTCTATACACTAGACAATACTTCAGGACACAAACCAATTAAGCAAACACCACTATCTACTCCATACGATATTAGTTCCCATGGTGCTAGCACTGGATCGTTTGATACATACACTTCAGGGTTTCAATCGGCTACTGGGTTTAGATTTAAACCTGACGGAACTAAAATGTGGGCTGGTGATCTCTACGGAAAAGTCCGTATGTATAATTTATCAACAGCTTGGGATGTAACTACTGCTTCGTATAGTAGTGATTTTTATCAAGCAGCTATGAGATTAACAGGTTTGTATTGGAGTCCCGATGGTACATACCTGTATCATATTGACCACTATTTTGATAAAATATATAGAAAGGAATTTTCAGTTGCTTGGGATATTACATCTACTGTAACAAGTACTAGCAGTACTTCTTTGGACCTTTCTACTACAGCTCAAGAAGATTACCCCCGAGCAATTTATTTAAGTCCAGATGGTTTAAAAGTATACATCACTGGTTATGATTTAGATAGAGTTTTTATGTACAACTTAAGTACCGCATGGGATATTTCTGGTATTAGCGGCGCTCCTGACGATTTCTTGTACATTGGTGGTGAAGAAACCACTCCTCTTACTATTACCTTTAACTCAACCGGTAAGCATATGTATATCGGAGGTACACAGGGAGATGGCGTTGACCAATACAGCCGAACTTAATTTATCAAACTATTATGATCACCCTTATCCGTCCAATTCTTTTTTCATTCATTAACTCTGACAAGGTCAAGCGTCTTATCGTTGATCTTTTGACCAAGCTTGCTGAACAAACAGACAACACAGTTGATGATCAAGCTGTAGCGTTTATCGAACGCGGACTCTTCGGTGGACCACTGGAGTGATCCTCCACAGCTTCCCTCTATAACCCTCCCAGCAGCGCCTGAGCTGCCGCCAATGGTGCTGGAGGTACCACGGGCTCAGTTGCCTAGTTACAAACCTCTTGTGGTCCCTCCTAGCGTCCTTAAACCACCACCAGGTATTGAAGGAAGTGAACCATCTGAAGAACAAACAACTGAATCAACAAAGGCTAAACCTAAACCCACGCAACAAATACCGTTGCCGCCAGAAGTTCAGCTTTTAGAAATCCCCTTCACAGAGGTAGAGGTTCCAATGCCATCTACCGAAATCATGACAACTGCAGCTACGACAGCATTCATTAGTGTTGCGGCCACCCTTACTGCTACGTCTTTGTTCAAATACTTAGTAATGGTCTTCAAGCCTATTTTTAAACAAGCATGGAACAAGATAACGAAAGGAAAGCAGGATTCATCAAGTTCATCGTCCTTGTCTGGTCAGCAGGACTCCTGACTGCTAGCTATGCCGGATGGATGCCAAAGATGGATCCGACTTATGTGGCCTCAATTCTGAGCGGTACGTTGGCAACTTTCTCTATTACACGCGAAAAGAAACAATGAAACGACTTCTTTTGCTTTTGTTGATGGCTAGTCCAGCTGCAGCTCAACAGGTGACTCCTAATTTTACTCAGGGGTCAATGCAATCCACTACTACTACCACCGTTGAGATCGAAAGAACAATCGAAACCGAGATCATGGGTGGTGATTATTCATCATGGTCTGGAACAAACGTAACTCCCAGTGGAGATATTTTAAGCGACTCTACAACGTATTCTGTAACCAATGCTGGGGAGCAATTCCAACTGGAAGTAGTGACTCGTGCAGCTGGGGTAGTCGAGACAACCGACATTACAGAAACAATCGATCAAACCTCTACTACTACATCCTTGTCGGTCTTCTCTCAGTAAACCCAGCGTTTGCTAACGAAGATCCAAAAGTTCAAAACACATCTAACCCAGTAGCGGCAGCAACGGGAAATGTGACTAATCAAGCGGTGCAATTTCAAAATAATGGTGCACCGTCTCGACAATACTTTGGTCCTAACAATAGCTGCAATGGATCGACAATGCAGTTTAGCCCGTTTTATATGGGTAATGACACTATTCCTCACGATTACACTGGCTATGTACGTAGCAATAACTATGGCGTACAACTGAATTTTGCTGTACCTCTTGATGGCGGCATGATTGAGACCTGTAAGGCTATTGCACGTAAGCATGAAGCCAAGATGAGGTTAGATTATGAACTTGTTCGTGCACTTAAGTGTACTGAAATAATGAAGGCTGGGTTTACCTTTAGACCTGGCAGCCGTGTAGAGGTGTTGTGCCACGACATCGTACCTATCGTATCTCTTACTAATGATTGAAGCAGGAATATCTGCTGCTATCGCTATCTTTGCTGGTGGCGCAGCACTAAACAACCGACTCCACAACCGAATAAACAGTGTTCACGAACGTATTAATTCACTTGATCGACGTCTTGATGGCATTGAGCTAAACGTAGCTAATGATTACGTCAAGAAAGCTGAGCTTGCTGAGCTACTTAGCCGTATGGAAGACCATATGGTACGTATTGAGAACAAACTAGATCAAATAGTCCTTAGAAACAACTAATTATGTCTTTTAAACTCGTAGATACCATCCGTGGGAAAGTCCTGCAGGAGTTTGAAACTAAAGAGCAAGCTGAAAAAGCTTTGAGTCACCAAGTAATTGGTGCACCGCTAGAAATCCAATCTCCACCTAAAGCTAAGAAAGCGAAGAAGGTGGAAACCGATGGCGAATAAAACAAAGAAAGCTACAGAAGATCAGTTTAATGAACTTCACAACCTCATCACTAAGGAGTTTCTTGCTCGAATTAAGTCGGGCGAAGCTACTACTCAGGATTTAAAAGCAGCTTGTGACTGGCTCAAAACAAACGACATCAGTGGTGTAGCACTCGAAGGAAACCCTCTTTCCAAACTTGCCAGTGTTATGCCGTCTGTAGACCCTGAACTTGTACAAAGTAGGCTCTATGGCAAGCGGTAAAACCTCTAAATACTACAAAAAGAACCCTGCTGCTAGACGTCGTCGTCTTAAGCAACAGGC